AAATGGGTATGATGTTTCTGATTCTCCGTCTCCACCGCCCCATCCGTCTTGATATTCTTGATTTGCATCATCTAAACCATCATTGTCTGAATGACTAACCATATTTATAGTTAAAAAACCAGATATTAATCTTCTATCTGGAAATTTAATATATTTTACAACTTCTAATGGAGTCATTTTACCCATTATTAACCTCCATAATTTGTATTATAAGATGAAGACACTATACTTTCTGATAATATTGAATAATTTTGGTCATAATCATCTTTGCCACTTGTTTGATGATATTTATCTATTTTATTATGAAATCCGTATTGTTGATACAATGTTTGAGCATAAGCATTAAAATATATATACCGATGAGTATCTATATTAATAACATTAGTCCCATTTTCTTGTATATTAACAGCAGAGGTTCCATTTAATGTTAATGTCGAAGCTGAATCAATATCAATCGTACCACTGCCATCTATTGTAAAATTACCAGTAACATCAATTTCTGGAGTACTGTCTGTATTGTGTATATCTATATATACAATATCATCGTCAGATATTCTTACACTAGCATCTTCAGCTGATAAAATTATATTACCAGTAGAATCTANTGTAAAATCTCCATATGATTTTAAATCTGGAGAAGGGTCTAGCGTAAATCTTATTCTGGTATCCCCAGCATCTGCAAAGTATATATGGTCTCCAGCTGCATCTAAGTATATATCACCAGCAACATCTAATGTTAAATTTCCAAGTTCTACATCAAATTCAATATTGTTACTATTTAAAATAAATGTGCCATAGGTAGTTCCATTCAACTCAAGTAAGGTATTTCCACTAGCCGCATCTAATACAATATCTCCATCAATGTCCATAGTAAAGTGTGCAACTGAACCATCAGCATCTACAGTTGTTAATTTTGTAGGCCCACCAGTAAGAACTTGCATTTTCATATAGTTACTTACATCGCTATCATCATATATATACATTTGTGCAAGTGATTGGTCAAAATGAAATATGTTATTAGAACCATCATTTATATACAAATCTTCATATAATGTTATTTTTTCACTACTATTAGTTGTAGTGATAGTTATATAAGCATTATCAGCTTCTTCTATAACAAGGCTAGATGCTTTATCGTCTGGTATTTTTATAGAACTATTATCAGCTGTAAATGTTAAAGCCCCATCTCCACCTGACAAACTTAAATCACCTGACATTGCCCTTGAACCATTAATAAGTAAATATTGAGGATGGTCATCAACTCCTAAACTGCTTAAATCACTATGGTCGGTAACTCCTCCACTTGTAGAAGATGAACTTTGAATACTTCTAGATGATGGCATATTACCAGAAGATGACATAGGCAACCAATCACCATTTTTCTTAACATATTGAACTGTTCCAGAATTTTCAACTTGCCTAAAAGATATATCTCCATCGTGACCTTCTCTAGCATCAGGCTCATTAATTCCAAAAGTCGGTTGTTTGCCTTTTTGATGTAATAACTTTCTTTCTTCTCTTGTTAAAGNCATTATCTCACCGTTTTTGTTCTATAAACAATACTAATATCATTAATTTCAAATGTAGNNGGTACAGTTTGACCAGATTCAGCGCTAAATTTTAAAGCAAAAGAATATTTATTATTTGCTTCACTTGAAGTTGATGGTTTTAAAATAGCTTGAGTCCAAGCCCCGCTACCAGCATTATCTAATTCATCGCTTGCAAAATTTGTTCCATCTTGAAATGTTTTATCAAAAGTAGTCCCTCCATCGACATCATATTTAACTTCAACATTAGTTATTCCTCCAGTTTTATAAGTAACATATACTTTATAAATCTTTTTTCTTACTCCCGGTTCGCCAAAATCAATATCTTTTGTTTGATACACAAATGCAGTACTTGAAGCTGCTTCTGGATTCCAAGTCACTCTATCTGAATCGGTGTTACTTAAATACAATAAATCTTGATTGCCATCTAATACAAAGTTTGTCATATTAGTTGTAATAGGTATTTTAGAAGAACCTTTCATCCAAGCTCTTAATACAAAATCATATATATGGACATCGCTTAAATGGTTTTTTATTAAAATTTGTCTTTTCTTTGGTATATACGCTATATGGCAATGAATACTATCTGTGTCTTCAAATGTTAAAGTTTCATCTGAGTGGTTACCATTTGCAGTACTTGCTGATAATTCAAATTCTGTATCACTTGTTACTGAAGACACATATGCTCCAGATGGAATATCGCTTGAATCGGTAACTGAACCACTAACGTAAAGATTTGCTTTTATCTTTCCATTATCATCATCGTGAGTAATAGTTGGGTCATTATTATAATCACAAGTTGCATCAGTAAATGAACCTTTTATAAATGCTTCCCAATCAGATTCACTTATTAATCTCATTCCACCTTTTTCTAATAAGTTAAGAACTTGTTTCCCATCGTAAAAATAAACACCAAATGAATTGAACCATGCAACTCCATAATCTGTTTTTGTTACATGATAATCAAATTTGCATCCTTTATTCTCATGAGTATCTTCAAGGAAATCAACATTCTCAGATACATTTATAACATACATTGTCTTATCTTTAAATTGTAAGATTCTATCAGCAAATGCTTCTAATTTGACTATACTTTCACCATCGTTAATAGCTACGTCAACAGCTCCAGANTTNTCTGGAAATACATCAAATTGATTAATTGCNCTTTTTAACATTCTATCTGGATGATTTTTTCCATCAGAACCAGAAGGTTGCCTTACATTGCCTATATACACTCTTCTTCCATGAAGAACTGCTGTTTTGAATTTAGCGTCAATATATGAAGTATTAGCTGCGTATCCATTTATGCTTCTATATGTATCTATTAAATTAGCAGAATTAGAAGATATTCCTTTTGCNATAACTGCTTTAGCAAAAAAANTACCACTTGTTTCTGTTGTGTTTGNTAGACTATAAGCCATTTCCCCAGCTTCTGGCAACCATTTAAATCCTTTTTCTACAAAATCTAATTCGCCTATTAAATAAAAGTTGTCATTTTCTTCTAATTTATAATAAAGTCTAGAACCAGTAATTCTTTTGCTTATTGNATAGGTACTTCCTCCACTATTATATGGATTTATGTACATATCAAAATTAAACAATAAAGAATTTCCAATTATGTTTACTTTATTAACATCAACGCTTGCTTCTGTATCTGTAAATAAAAATGGCAATGACTCTTGTTTTTCATCATCATATAAATATGTGTGATAAAATGTATATAGACCAGATTGATAACCTTCAAGACCGGGGTTGTCTGCAATAATAGGGCCAGAAAAATAAACATCGCAATCAGTCCCAGTTCTATTTATTTTTAAATCCCAACTATCTAAACCTACTCCACTTGCATCTCCTTCTATAATATTTGTTTGATTACAAGATACAATATTCCAACAATCAACTTTAAATTCTTCTTTNGAAAATTCCCAAGTCAAAGATGTATTAGGNCTAACCCCAGTTTCGTTAACTACAAATTGNATACTTTCTAGATTTGTATATTTTGCAGTGGGAACCCATATTCCAAATATAATATTTTTTTCTTCAGTAAGAGTTATGGAACTTGATTCTGATAATTGAATTTGACTAGTACCACCAGTTCCTTCTATATGTATATTATAATTCCCAAATAAAGGATATATATCTGTATTATCAGTTTTATTAGCATTTGATATACTATTGTAGTGAGCTGCGTTTCCACCTCTAAAACTATTATATTGAACTCCTACTCTTAAATTTACACTAGCAACTTCAGCCACATCATAGTCACTATCGTCCGCTACGTCACCATCATATTCAGAGCTAGCAGAATTAACTGTATTTCCATCAGAACCAGCGAATGGAGTTGATATTAAACAATTGCCTACAGTTGGCTTTGCAATTGGTTGATTTGCCTGAGCCCACCCTATTGATGTGCTGTCATATGCAGCATCGTCAGAATCAGCATTTAATCCTTCAAATGTTACATAATTCATATATCCAAACCATTTATTGATAACACCATTATCAAATTCACCATCTCCCGCTCTTAAATTACCATCTCCTACATAAAACACAGGATGGTCACTATCAAAATTAGTTATTTTATTAGTATCCCAACCTTCACTATCTCTTATATCTAGAGCACTATCGGCATCGTCATATGCAATTAAAAATGTTTCATTAACACTTCCACCACCTAATTGTTTATCACTATCCATAGTAAATAAACCCCTATTTGGAAGTATAGTTATATTTTCACCGTCACTATCATCTACTGAAGCTGAACCTAAAGTTTTTATTCTACCAACAGAATCTATGCTAGCATCTACTAATGCAGGTGATTCTATATCTTGTATATCTCTGGGGTCAGTATCAGAACTAATGCCGCCATGATAACCTTGAATCTTATAGGTCCTCTTAGGCATTTTCTTCGTACTCTATGTCACTTATGATATTATTTTGAGCATGCTCTGGAAGTTCGCATACACTACAATCACTTTCTGTAAAATCATANTCAGAGTTTTCATCGTGGTCAAATACGTCTATACGCAATCCNCCTTCAGTNCCTTCAATTCTCCCACCGTTTCTTACTCGTAGCTTTTGGTCGATGGATTCCTGTAAGGAATCATTCTGTTCAATATATCTCGACGCTTTTGGCATCCTCCA